CTTCTTCTTCTTCTACTAAAATGCTTTTATATGTTGCATATCCTCCGGAATTGTTTATAATTTGTTTTCTAACTAGTTTTAAAGGCATAACCATTACAAATTGAGGGGTAATTTTAACAATTTTATATTTTGGTCTGTCGTCTTTACTCATTTGCCAGTGTTTAGAATAATCAAAAATATGATTTATTTTAAATAAATCATTTATATCTATTTCATTTATTTGTTTATCTGTTAATTTTTTATTTTCTTCTTCTGCTTTTGTTTCTATTTCTTTTATTTTTTTTTTTATTTCTTTTTTTCTTTCTTTAATTGCTTCTTTTCTCTTCTTAATTTCTTCTGATTCTCTTTTAAGTTCTTCAGCTTCTTTTTTAAGATACTCTAATTGTTCGTATCTCATAATATTTTCTAAGTTGTTATTTTCCATTAATATATAATATAACATTTCTTTAAGTCTTTTTCTAATTTGTATATACTTAAAGAAATAATTTTCTTTAAGTAGTATTTTTTTAATATGTTTTAAATTTAATAATAACTTATATTTATTTTTTGTCAAATTTCTTGTTTTTTTGTGTTTTTTTTATGATGTAAGTCTGAAGCAAAAAAAAGCATAAATTTATAAATATTAAAATTTTATGAAGGACGAACCGCCCCGCCTTATATACCCCTATACTTTTGATTTTGTACCGCCGAAATCCGATGAGACGCCATTTTTACTATAATAAAGAAAAGATTATTTTATTTAGGGCATAGGGCATTTTTTATCTTTTTTTAGTAAAGTATATATAGAATTATATCTTAGGGCATTTTCCGAAAATCATCGTTTTTTTGCCTTTTTGCCCCTAAAATTTAAAAGTCTAGTTTTTTTACATATTAAGAAACACATTTAAAGAATTAATATATAACGTTATATATAATGGATTTTATAACTTGTGAAGATTTTATAAAAGATTTTGAAACAGAACAAGAACTGGCGGCTGCTTTTAAGGCTCGTAATGAAAAATATAAATTTTCTAACAATTATTTTTATGAATATGATGACGATATAAAATTATGGAAAATAATAACAGTAGATGATATTATAACTTCTATGAGTATTTGGATTACTCACAATGTCGGACGTTATATTGCAGAAAAAGCAAGTAATAACAAATTAGTAGATGAATTAATAGATATAAAAAAGAGGTACACGAAATACCAATATTTAAAAAATGTTGTTAATTTCTTTAAAGTATTCGTTACAGATAAAAATTTTATAATAAAATTAGATAGAACATTAAACGACCATTTACCGATTAGAAATAATAAAATTATTAATTTAAGAGACGGAACCGTTAGACATAGAACACAAGAAGATTATTTTACTTATTTTTGTGATGTAGAACCAACAGAAAAAAAGAATGATCTATTTAATGATTTTATAAGTCAAATAATGTGTGACAATAAAGAAAATATAGACTACTTACAGAAAATACTTGGCTATTGTATCAGTGGTGAAACATCTGCGCAATGTTTTTATTTATTTTATGGAACGGGAAGCAACGGTAAAAGTTTATTATTAAAATTATTAGAGAAAACACTAAATACTGCCTATAAAACATCATCAAAGAAAATATTTATTAATAGCGGAAAAGATTCCGGGGCAGAATTAGTAGATATTAAAAATGCCCGTTTATTAACCTTTTCGGAAACTAAGAAAAACGATAATCTTAACGACGATATAATTAAATCTATAAGTGGTAATGACCAGCTAACCGCTCGCGGTTTATATTCTAATCCAATTTCATTTAATCTAATATGTAAGCTTATTTTATGTACTAATTATAAACCGAATTTTGACGGAACAGATAAAGCAATGGTGCGTCGAATTAAATATTTAGGCTTTAACGCTTCTTTTATAGATGAACCAAAACAAATAAACCAATATAAAATAAACAGAGATTTAGAAAATAAATTATTAGAAAAAAAATATATAGATGAATTTTTTACATTTTGTTTAGAAGGGGCTATCAAATGGTATAAAGAATCTAAATTTGACCCACCAAAAGAAATAAAAGAAGAAACTGACAACTATATTCTTTCTCAGAATTCAGTTGAGAAATGGTTTTTAGAAAGAGTTGAAAAAACAAATCCCGAAATTTTAAATAAATATAAAGAATTATGTAAAAGTGAAAAAATTGATGAAAAAGATTTTAATGAATATAAAAAATATTGTATTAAAAATAAAATTGAAGAACCAATAAAAGAAATAGATTTAATTATAAATGTAGATAGGTCTGATTGTTTTAATGATTATAATAAATTTTGTGATGATAACGGCATTACACCAGTTAAGAAAAAAGAACTATTTGATAATTTACCACCATATATGAATAAATGTGTTAAAAGTAATGGTATATGGATATATAAAGATTATAAATTAAAAGAAGAAGAAGAAGAAAAAGAAACTAAAAACTCTTTAGACTTATAAATAATATTTTATTTTGTATAAACAAAATATTATTGAATAATTAGTTTAAGAAGGAATAATAGGAACAATTTTTTCAACTGCTTTAATATGTTTTTTTGAAACTTTATGATGCCCTTTGTTCCATTTCTGATAACGACAACCACAAATTTCACATTCAACATATTCTTTTAATGTATCTTTAATTTTTTCATAATATTTCTTACTATATGGTGATTGATTATAAACATATGTAACGATTACGCCGTCGCTTTTCCTACAATATGTTTTAACATTTTCACATATTTTTTTTACCTCTTCCGATTTCGGGGGTACCATTTCTTTAATAATTGATGTAGTTTCAATAATTTTATTCATTATATACTAATACATAATATAATTTTTTCTTTAAATACTTTTCTTATAGTATTTTTTTATTTATTTCTATTCATTCTTTCAATAAAACTTTTTTCGTATTCTTCGTGTTTTGCTTTTCTTCTTTCTGATATTTTTTTTATTTCTTCTTCTTTTTCCTTTTCTTTTTTATTTTTTTCTTCAATTCGAGTATAATAAATATCATCGTATATATTTGTATCAAATGGTGAAAAACGTTCTGTTAATTTATTATAAAATTTATAAGGAAAATCTAAAATGGTTCTTTCATCTATTTTTTTATATTTATTTAAATATTTATCAGTAATATAAGCTCTATTAACTGCACCCGGCGCACCTCCTGTGTTTTTTAATCTTGTTGGACTCTCTACTAAAATTCTATCTAGTCTAAATTGTATAGGACCACCTAATATTTTTAAAGTTGTTTTTTCTTGTGATTTTAAATCTTTTTTAGGTACTACTTTAATTGTTTGTAAATAAATTAATTTACCTAATACCATTTTCATATATGGTTGAAGATATTCTAATGCCTCTTGTCTTGCTTCATTTTTACTATTGCTACTACCTAATAGTTTAGCTCCTTTATTATGTACTAATATATATTGATATTTTCCGCCTGCATCATCAATAAAATTTTTATAATCTTTTTGTGTGAACATTATTATATTATGTTATATTTTATTTATTAATCATTATATTTATTAACATCTAATGGTCCTTGTTTTAATTTTCTATTGTGCAAATCAAAAGCAGATTGTTCCAAACTATCACGTTTGATTTCTTTATATTTTTGTAAATAATTATCAGTTAAATAAATTATATTATTTCTATAACCACCAATATTTTTTAATTTTGTTGGGCTTACTACTCGTATTCTTTCGGCTGTTATTTCTATAGGACCGCCCAACAATTTAAGAGTTGTTCCTTCTTGTGTTTTTAAATCCTTTTTTGATATTGTTCTAATAGTTAATAAATAAATATGTTTACCCAATACAGCGTTCATAATTGGTTGTAATTTGTTTAAAGCTTCTTGTCTTGCTTCGCTTTTACTATTGCTAGAACTTAATATTATTGATTTATTACTATTTGCAATTAAATAATGATATTTACCAATATCAACAACAAACTTTTTATAATCTTTTTGTGAAAACATTATTATATTATATTATATTTTATTTATTTTATTTTACCAATTAATATTTAAACTTAACATATTAGGGCTATTTTTATTATTAACCCAATCACCTCTAATTTTTGAATGACTTTTAAAATATGTATCACGTTTTTTATTAGCATAACCAAAAGGTACCAACCCCTTTTTTTCTAGATGAGACCAAATAATAAAATCATTATAACCAACCCGACCAAAATGATTATTTAAATACATTAACTTATAATTTTTTTTATCTGATAGAAATAAATTTTTAGGATCATAACCGTTTCTTTTTGCTTCTTTCCTTGCTTCATTTAAATATTTAGAAGGTGATAATCCTATTTCATTTAATTGATTTATAAAACTTTTATTTAATATTATTGACATTAAATAAAATTAGAAAATAAATATTTATATAGCAAAATTAGGATTTATTATAAGCCAATCAAAGGTACTTGTGTCTGTAGCACTACTTGAATCGACAGTAAATCCGGTTGTTGTTTTTGATGATACATATAACTCCCCGGGGGTTCCTGTTAAACCTAAAGAAGTACGTGTAATATAAACGAAACATGTAGGGTCAGCAGCATTCGTGCTGACTGTTTCAGTTCCACCTACTAATGTTGCACTATCTTGTACTTTATTTGAACTATTAATATTATTAATTCTAATTGCATTTGTTAATAATAAATTTGAGGCTACTCCACCATAAATTCCGGTTAAAGTTCCTCCCAAAGTTATTTCCGATATAGCAGCTAGAGTATGGTCGTTAGCACTATTTTCACGGGCATAAAAATTATACCTACAAAGAACACTAGCAGGTCTTGCTATTCTAAAATCAAAATTATGTGAAATATCATGATTAATAGATACTTTATTAATAAGATTCGACGGTACTGTGCTAAAGTCATAATATGGAAAAACAATGTTGCCAGTTTCAGCAGTTAGCTCGCTAGTACCACCTGTTAAAGAATCTAAAAGTAGCATTGCATTGACATCTTTACTATTTTTTCCTAGTTCAATTTTAGTTCTTATCCCATTCGACCAACTACGAAGAATAGTTTTGGTACCTACTTCATTGTCTGCGCGTGTTCCTTGAGTCCATTGTGCAAGGTTAAAGGGGGCACCCGGTGTTGTAGCTGCTGTACATGTCCAATTAAAACCTAAATTAACTGTTGTATCGGCGATTGCATAAGTAGCATCTGAATCAAAAAGATGTCCGAGAAGAGTCCAACCAGAACTAGGTGGTGTATTAGCTGTTGTAGTATATGCACGATAGAATACTTCAACGTCAGCAGTGATATAATTAGTTTTTACATAAACTACACTATTTATTGTGTATGTTTCACCTACAATGTGTTCTTTTGGAGTTCTTAGTATTTGAAATTGTGATTCATTATTTACAAAATCATGCGTTAATCCTATATAATCAGAAGGTGTAGGCAATACTAATGCATTAGTTTCAATTACGTTAGTTTGAAATGAATCTGATTCTAAAGATTGACATTTAATGTCAATTTGTTTGCTCTGTAAAACGTCTAAACTCATATATATATATTAATATAGATAATTAAATTAATATATTTATATATTTTAATAAAAAATTAATTACATTAAACGAGAACTTAGGCTTTTATTTCCACCAGTACGGGCGCCGCCTGTGCTTCCCATTCCAATCATTGTTAAGCCTTTTTTCGCATTGTCGGGTAAAAATGGTTTAACAATTGGGGCAATTTGTTTAAATGCATTAAAAGCAGCGGGAGCATTAGAAACTGCGGAACTCATCATATTTCTAAAATTGAATTTACCTCCAATAATGCGGTTTACTTCGTTTCTTGTCATTGCGTTAGCCATAGGAGCGTTAATAACTTCTTCAGCAGTGAGCGAAGCACCTTTAATAATTCTACTTTGTCCGTTCTTAGACTCAAAGAAACCAGAAGAAGCAGCAATTACCCAGATATTAGCTTGTGTAACAGTGTTTGCGGTCTGATTGAATAAGCCTAATCTAAATTGCAGCGTGTAATTTCCGATTAATCCTACGCTGAGTCCTGTACTGAGTTGAAAATCGATTCCGGGGCGAAGGACTAAGAAGCCACCGGTCAGCGCGACATTTCCCCCTGTAGTTCCACTATTACCAGAAATTTTACCTCTTCCTGTCCATTGTTGATAATCCATATGCAAACCTCCTTGAACTGAACACCTGTAAAGTTGCTGCTGAGAATGGCTGCTCATGAGCCCCGAATAATTATCGAAGTTCAAATTTATGTTCGTGATGGGAAAATAATAATCCCCATCGGTTGCCGCGTATGTTAATGGTTTAACATAAATAATTAAGTAATCGGGGATATTTGATAATGTAATAGTTTGAGATTCAACAGATGTAGTTCCTCCAGCAGTAAAACCAGTTAAAGTTACCGGGGTGTTATATCTCGGAAATTCAAACATCGGAACGCGAGACACTGGCGGAAGAGAAATCGAAAGGGATGGCGTTAAAAACAGACATCTAATGCGTGCATTTTTAAATGGACCAATCGCGTTATTATATCCAATAGTATTAATAGTTCTATTCCGTGCAGTTGTATGACGTAAGAGACGACCAGAAGTTTGTGTTAAATTTGGTGGTTGCATATTCATGATGAAGCTAATGTTCTGAATAGAGAAGAGCCCAGTCGAGTTTTCAGAATCTGCAAAGGCAAAAGGGGATAAAATTAATTTTTCGGTTGTTGTTAATTTGAAGAATAAATTATAAGTTAGAACAGGCGCGCCAGTAACACGAGGCACGCCGTCTGTATAGGTAACAGCAGCAGTTATTCCGTCATTATATGTTCCGTTGCCTACTAATTCTGCACCAGCTGAATCAGTAAACACAAGGTCAGCGTATGCACCATTTGGTACATAGTCTGAACCATACGCTGAGCCATAACCGTTCAATGGACTGTTGGACGTGAGATACCCACTATTATACGAGGCGTAGTTATCGGGCATGTACGGGCATGTTCTCATTTCACGATTGGAGGGAGTATCAACCATACGAAGAATTTCGGTAAGTGTGTCATTATTATTTTGTGAAACAGTTGCATCATTAATAGTTGCTGTAAGGGTTGTGATTAGAGAATTTAAAGGATACTGCGTGCTGGCACCGTCGAGCCCTAATTTAAAAATTACATCACCAACAGTTGGAGGAGTACCGCCAATGGTAATGTTCACAGTAAAATAAATTTCTGAGGTTACGTCAAATGATTTATCGATGAATATGTTCTCCGATGGACTGGTCACTTGAAACGTGATTTGTGAAGCGTTGGCGCCGATAGCACTGAAGGTACCCGACGTAATACTTGCAGCACCCTTTGAGACTGCATATTTCATCTGACTTTGGACGATTCTATCATCGAACACTGCGATTTTTTCAATATCACTCATATATATATTATAATGGATAAAATAATTTATAGATTTATATTTAATATTTTTATAGATTAAATATAAACTAAATCTAAATTAAATTTAAATTTAAATTAAAGATTTCTTCTTGAACATTATCTTCAAACTTGCCGATGAAAACGCGGGCATTGCGATGGGGTACAGCTGGAGGTCCAATCTCGATTTCCAGTAGATTTGAAGGTCAATTTGTGTTAATGGTTGTTGATTATTCATAAAAGACGACATACGATATTCACCAGAAGGAACATAAGAAATAAATTCTCTATAAGCTGACGCTCCGTTGTCCATTCCGAGCGCAATGTCAGTTATGATAGGTTGGAACGCGTTGGTTGTTTGAGTTCCTAAATTATCACCTAAAACATTAGGCGCCCCTGTTAATTCATTAACTAAAGGAAGCGTACCACTTGTAAATACAATAGATGAGATGGGCGACCATAACGATGATGTAGATTCGTAGTTCTGTGTCATAACAAAATAACCCGATGTAGAAGGTTGAGGATTTAAATTTGTGGCTAGTGGTGTTGTTGGTGCATAATAATTTTTATAATTTTTATTACTTATTTGTAATTGATAAGGGAAGGTAGTAGCGCCACCACCGAGACCAACATTTTTATAATCAAAATTATTTAATAAATTGTATAAATCAGAATTAAAAGACATTGTAAAAATTTCGCTTGTTGTAGGGTTACCGATAGAATTATTACAAGAGGACAAATCAGACCACCCGCGAGCATCAAAATAGAAATCAAATAATTTACTATTTTCATTATATACTAATTTCGCGGGTTGTGTTGCTATTGGTCGGGAAGCAGCAACTGGTAATGCATTTAATTGAGTTTGTATATCATCAAAACAATTTTGAATAGTTGTATTAATTAATTTAGAAAAATGGTCGTAAGAATATAACCAATAATAAATACCGCGTCTATCGACGCTTGTTGTTGGTAGTTGAGGTAATGGAATGCCCCCATTTGTAAATGCATCTAATGATTCAGAAACATAAATTACATCTTTTGTCGAGTGAAGTGTTGCAAGAACAACGCTAACGCCGTCATTATATTTAATTTTTGCATCTATTCTTATTTTTAATGTTGTTAAATTTCGGTTTGATTGTCCTGTTTTTATTGGTAATACTGCAAGCGGTAAATCCTTATTTGGACCTCCCATCGAAAATCTTATGATGGAAAAATAATATTTACTTATATTATTTATAATTGGCGTACTTCTTGTTTCATTGAATTGTAAAACATTTGAATCCCCGCCGATTTGTTTGTCGCTATCTGGTCCGCTTACTATATCAACATTATAATATAAAATGTCTGGATCTCCGTCTTTGTCTATTTTTCCACTACTTGTTATATAACTATTGTAATTCATATATATATATATATTTAGATTATATTTTTATTTATTAATTATTTCATAAGTTAAATAAATTACTACATCTTCTATATTTTCTAATTCATATTTATTTTTATAATGAATAATAAATTGGTAAAATTGGTCTAGTGTATAATCTTTATAAAGCAAACGCACCGCGCACCATCGACCGCATGTATTCGAATTTTTTTCATTTTGGAATTCAAAAGTATTATAATAAACTTTATAACCACTTTGACGAAGTAATTGAGTTAATCTTTTTGTTTCCATATCTAGTTCATCGCGTTTCTCTTCAGTAAGCCATTTCATCGGTTCATCTGGTTTAAGTCCGTACGGGTCAAAGAAATCTATTCTATCTTTTTTTTTAGTCATACAAACCCAGTGCCCGGCGTCTTCGTTTATCGTATTGAAGAGCAACATACAACGCCCTTTATCATCGAACACATCATCTATATGTTCTACTTCATTTAAATAAGGATAAACACAGATGAAAATGTCTTTTCCTAGTATAGTTTCTATATCACTATCTGATAAAGCATATAATTTTGCTTTTTCTAAATCTAAACCAGAACCAGAACCTGTCGCTGGTTCTTCTGATGTTGAGTCATCAGGTTGTAGTGGTTCTTCCGTTGTTGTAGTCTCTCTTGTAGGAATTATTAGATTAGGTGGTGTTATTGAACTAGATGCTGACGAACTGGTTGCCGCTGTATTAGTTGCTATAGTATCTGGTGTAACTGCCGGAACTGTTCTTTGTTTTCGTCCTAATAAAAACTCTACTAATGTAATATGTTGTACTTTAAGCATTCGCATTATATTATCATTGTTAAACTCGATTAATTCTTTTTGTCTATTAATTTTTCTAATTAAATTATCTAATTGTCCTTCAATATTAAATCTTTTTCCTGTATCTGTTAATTTTTCTATTTCTTTTTTTAAATTTTCAAATTCGATATATAATTCTTTATTATCTTCGAGTCTATCATTTATCGCTTCTTGTACTCCCATTAAAGATGGTTCATTATTAAATGTTTTACTATATTCATATTGTTGTGGGGTTAATTGATAATTTGCTAAGTCTAAGTCGTTTAAGTGGTCCATATTATATTATTAGATATAAAATAATTCATTATATATATTAGTTTTTTTTCTTTTTCTTTTTTTGTATCTATTTTATAATAAATATCTTTTGAATGTTTTTTATTATAATTATAATATATGTTATTTTGTTTTGTTTTATTATTATAATAATCTTTTGATTTTTGCTTTAATAGTTCACGGTTTGTTTCTTTGTATTTTAAATAATATTCTTTCATATATGCTTTTCGCTCTTGATAGGACCAACCCATTATAAATAACTATATATTTTAATTAGTTATTCCCCGCGTTTCTATTTTATTTACAGAAAACAACTATTTATTTTATTAATTGAAATAAAATCGATTTTATTACTTGTAATTAATCCCTCTTATTCATTTTATTTACTGTAATATAAATAAAACGTCTAAATTTAAATTATTTTCTACTATATTATATATAATGCAAGAAACTATTATTAATAATATGATTAATGAAAATAAAAGATTACATTCTCAATTATTAGAATCTTATGAAAACAATATTAAAAGCTTAAGAAAACAAAATGATACATTTAATGATATTATTAAATTAATGACTGAAAAATTTAATAATGATATTAGTAATTTAAAATTAAAAATATTAGAATTAGGAAAAGAGATTATAGAAAAAGATGAATTAATTTCTGAAATGACCGACTCGTTATATTCTGAAGCATTAGAAAATGATAAGTACGCTTAATAATTTTTTATTATAATTTCTTTTACTTTTCTTTGTTCTATATTTTGTGTATGTATATATTTTGTTATAACATTTATTATTTTAAAATCTTTAAATAATTGTCTAGCTTCTTTATTATCATTATAACTAAATAAAAATTTACCTTTTATATTTTTAATGGTATCATATAATTCATATATATTAATGTATTGATTATTATAATATTTTTCTTTTTCGCTCATACTATATGGCGGGTCTAAATAAAAGAATGAATTAGGACCATCATATTTTTTTATAACTTCTTTATAATCTTTATTTAATATTATTGTATTTTTTAACCTCTCATTATATTTATTACCATAATTAGAATTTATATATAAATGATTTCCAAACGTTCGCCCCACACCAAAAAAAGAAAGTTTATTTAATAATAAAAGATGTATAAATTTGTTATATTCTGTTTTTGGTTTGTAATTTTTTAATATAATAAATTTATCTTTATTATAATCACCATTTATTGAATTACTTATTTCATTCCCATCAAATTTTTTAAATCCTTTTATTAATGTATATATATTTTTATCTAGATCATTTATAATTTCTTTTTTTGATGGTTCTTTATAAAAAAATAAACTACCCGCGCCAAAAAATGGTTCAATATAGTTCATAGATTCATAATTTACAGGGAAATATTCAATTAATGTTTTTTTTAGTCGTGATTTTCCACCCAATCGCCCATATGGCGCCGCAATCCCTCCAATTACATTATTATACATATATATATATTTATATTATAATTTAATCAATTTTCATATAGCTTTTTTGTTCCGATAAAGAGTGCCCCATCGAGTCAGCATCTGCCTTCATCTCTTTTAAATCATATTTACTACTTAGGTAAATATGTCTTATCATACTACTTCCAATTCGTTTTCCATCAAACAATTTATTTAATAATCTTGTTGTACTATTTAAATTAAACGGTGATCCATCAGAAAAAACTAAAAACCTAAATTCAATATTCTTCTTAAATAATAATTTCTTATCTGGATTTAATGGATGATGTTTTAAATATAAATCAATTATATCTAATAAATCACTTTCTATTTTTATTTTTTGGATTCCATATTTTTTACTAGTTTTATAATTTGTAAATATAAACTCTTTATTTTTATAATCAAGATAATTTTTATTAGAATCTAAATTTTCTTTGTATTGATTAACAAAATACATTTCTATATAATCAACATTACGACGGGGCGGGATCATTGTGTATAATGAAAGAACTAATAAAGATAATAATTTATTATATTGAGCTACAGAAATAATTTTATTATTTACAAATTCAGAAACATCATTTTTTAAACGTTCTCTAATTGTTATTATTTCATCCCATTCAATCCAATTTTTATTTTCTTTTTCTGTTTTAACACTAGAATCAATATTTTTCATGTCATTAGCTTTATTCATCATTAATTCAAAATAAAATTTATGTAATTTTTTATATACTGGCTTATCATTGTATAACGATAAAATAGAAGTAATCGCGCTTAATATTGTTTTCTTTGTATTATCTGAATAATTTTCTAATTTCTTTAATATATCATCGGTATTTTTTAGAAACATTAAATTATTAAATGGTTCTTTATTGTTTAAATTAATTAAATATTTAACATATAAATTAATAGATTTTTCTGATAAATTTTTATCTTTTAATTTTTGGAATAATTCAATTACAAATTCGGAAGACATATATATTATTACATTAGGTTTTATTTTAGATACTGAAAATAAAATAAAAACTAAACTTTTTTTATTATTTATTTAATTTACAAAATAGCCCGGCGGAGGATATGCTGGCGCGCTAAAATCTGGTGGAAGTGGTGGCGGTATAAATTGCGCGGGTGGTGGTCGTGGTGCTGGTGCTAATGGATTTAATGACGGCGCGGGTGTTGCGTCTGCTATTATTCGGTTTAATACTATTTTAGAATCTGCTCTTGCTCTCATTGACTTTTCAAAATCTGTTAATTTTAAAAGTCCTATTGTTGATTTAGCCAACATTTGTCGTCTTTTAGTATCAAAACCAAAACCCTTCATATTTTCTCTTAAATAATTAATCATATTCATAATTAAAATAGCGGTTTCATTTCCATAAAGTAATTTTGCATTATTTCTTCTTGTTGATTCTTTAATTCTAAACCCTTCGAAACGTGTTTTTACTGTAAAATATAAATTTTCAAATATACTAATTAATCTAATAAAATCATTTTCATCAAAAAAGATTACATTTTTTACTAAATACTGCATATATTTGAATATACTTCCTAATACTTCTCTTAAATCACCTTCAATAATTTGTACAGCGATACTATCAAGAGTTATTTGACCTTGTAATTTGTCGCCTTCATCTCTCGACAGTTCAACCATTGGCGGAACTGGTCCGCCTTCTTCTCTCATTGCTTGTAAAGAATCAACCCGTCTCTGTAGTGTTTGTTTTCTGTATTTTTCATATTCATTAGCGTTCATTTGTGCGGAATAAGTAATATTCGAACCACCGCGGGCACTGTCATTACAATCACAATTTTTCTGTGGATTTGTATAAAACATAGTAACACCTTTTTGTGTTCCAATTAATCGGGGCGGTAAATAATTTTTTAATTTATTATAATCCCTCATTTTTGCTTCTTTGTATGTGTTAAACACTTGTGCATTTGCTTTTCTCATATTCTCTTCGTGATATTGTTGATTAGCGTTCATATATATATATATTTAGATTTAAATTTATATATTAATTATTTAATACATATTCTCATTTTTGACTATGCGGGATGCTTCAATCATTGAAACGCCGCGCTCGTTCATTACTTGTTTTACAATTGCAGCACGTTCAGAACGCGCAGCACCACCACCACAACCAACCGTTCTTTTCATATCCATACTACCCGCATAAAGATTCTGCCCGCTTCCGTGATATGATGAAGGACGATGAACATATCCACCATAAGCACCGCCCGCATCTCCTTTTGCTTGTGATGTTTCAATCCCTCTCATATTTGCCATTTGTAACAGTTCGGGGCGTGCTGTTACTGAAGGGCGTCTGTATTCTCTAGGGTCTGCTCCTCCTGTTGAACCGTTTCCGGTTAAATATCCAATAGCACTATTTGCTACATTATTAAGTGTTGCAACTGGTTTTAATAATTGAGCGCCCGGAATTGGAAGCATTGAAGCCATACTGGTCGCTGATGTAAATGGTTTTTGTACCATTAAAAACCCAGAACCAAATTCTTTTAAATATTTTTGAAAATTACCTCCTCTTGCTTTTCTTATTTTGTTTGCTTCTACTAAATCGAGCCCTGTGTTAAGTATATCGCGGCTTGTATTAAACACATTACGCCCAGTATCAGTTCTACGAAATTTATTTATTTCATTTCTTACTCCGGGGTCAGTCATAATAGTACGTGTTATAGAATTTACTGCATCCATAAAAGCTCCACCTTTAACACCTTTTTTTTCAAATTTTTTCATTAATTCGGGGTTTAGCATAAATTCAAAATCGTCTTTCCCTTTTCCAAATATACCGCCTAATGGTGTATCTTTTAAAAATGAAGGCGCCATAGTTGCAATATCAAATAAATTTTTAATAGTAAACATTCCACCTCTTACTTCATCGTGTGGATAATATATAACTTTGTTTTTACCTAAACCAATTAAACCTAAAAGCGGGTTCGACATAACAGAAGGCATAAATTGTCCGAGTGCCAATCTAGCGCCTAAAGATTTAGCTGTATTGCCACTTTTCATAGCTCCTACTATAGCATTCCCATCGAGGAACCCACCTTTTGATGTTCTTATTCTTCTTGCTTCTGCTAGGTCTTGCCCCATATTAGATTGATTAAATCTGTTTAATGCTTTTTGTGCTTCATTTTTTACAACTGGATTATTAACAACTGAATGAGCTATATTATTTAAAGAATCCATAAATGATCCACCTTTAACACCCTTTAATGAAATTTTTTCTATTAATTCGGGATTTGGTATAAATTGTAAATTGTTTTTTCCTTTTCCAAATATTGCGCCTAATGGTAAATTTTTAAGTAATGAAGGCGCCATAGATGCCATTGACATTAATGACATAGGATTTAAAAAACCACCAGAAACTTCATTTTTTGGATAATATAAAATATCTTTTCTATTTTTACCCATACCGACTAAACCTCTAATTTGTTTAATTGGGTCTAAGCCCGCCATTTGTGCAGCGGCGAGCATCATCGGAAGAAATCCACCACTTGCGCCATTTCCAACAAGTCCACGAAGTGGAGACGGTATAGGTAAAAAATTCGCTAACATTTGTGGATTCATCATACTCATAGGATTTTTTATTGTACTCATACCCATAAACGGTATTAAACCACCGCTTGCCCCTTGCCCTCTCATTTCTATCCCATCTTGTCGTTGTAAATTTGCTATATTTGCATTATCAATTTCATCGGCTCCTATCATTTCAAAGCCTTCTGCATCAATTACTCTTCGTCTTCTTCGTTCTCTATCTTTTTCAAGGTCTCTTCTTAAATCTTCGGGAGTACTAGGATTATAATTATCATGATTGTCGGGATTATCTCTATTACCTCTGAAATAATCTACTACTCCTAAATTACGAATACCTAAAACACCACCTTTAGATTTTTTACCACCTTTTATTTTTCTCATTTTTTTCATTTGGTATTCATCATACAAGTTATCAAATTCCATATATATAATATATTAGATAAAATAAATTATTAAATATTATTAAATATTTATATATAATATATAATATATAGAAAATGAATAAAAAATATATAGGTTTCGGAGTTAGACCATCTGACAAAGATTTTTTCAAGATTACAAAAACACAATATGAACCAAACCCAGAACAAAAAATCGGTAATTATGATTTAGTTTTAAATACGCCAACTGTCAAAGCTTATTTAGATTCACCATCAAAAACGATTATGTTATCGATTAGAGGTACAACTGATGGGCGTGATGTTACAGCTGATACAATGATCCCGTTTAATAGATTAAAATATTCCAATAGATATAATGAAGATAAAAATATTATATCTAATTTAGCTACACAATACCCGCCCGAAGATTATGATTATTACGGAACAGCTCATTCATTAGGGGTCGCGCTATTACGGCAATTACAACGTGAATTTCCATTTATTAAAAACACTGTAGGATTCAACGGCGCCGTTCAACCCTACGACATTGTAGACCAAAAAACAAATTTAAATAAATCATATTATACAGAAGATGACGCGCTTTATAAATTAGGTGGTAGATTATTAAATAATAAAATTGTTATACCTTCAACTGTTCATACTTTAAAAATACCATCTATGATACCACTACCTAGTTCTGTAAAAATCGGACAATTCGGATATAATGCATCACAAGGGCATAAATTAGATAATTTTGAAGGTGTTCTAGGTGGTGCTATTTCAAGAATGAGAGAACGATTATTAAAAATGACAGTCAAAGAAATTAAAGAAGCGGTTAAAAACGAATTAAATGGTGCTATTAAAGGATATTCAAGAATGAAAAAAGAAGATTTAATAGATGCAATAAGAAATTACCAGAAACAAAAAAAAAAACACGTTGAACCCATAAAATCAGAAGAGCCAAAAAAGAAAACAACACCAACAAAAAAATTAAGTAAAGAAAGATTAATTCAATTAGATTTTATATTAAATAGCATAAAAGATAATTTAAATTCGATAATAAATTCTAGAGATTTTTTTAAAGAAGAAATAAAAAAAATAAAACCGTGTATTAAAAAATATGTAAGCAGAGAAGAAAAAGAAAAATTAAGATGTATAACAAACCGCCACGACATCGCTTTAATACAAGCAGTACAAAGTAGATATTTTGGTAATATTAATAATATAAAACAGTTATTAAGTGATACTCCAGTAAGTATTAGTAAAATTAATAAAGAATTATTTAAACTTTTTTTAAAAACAAATTATCCAAATGAAAATATTGAAGAATTATCAAAAAAATATAGAATTAAAAAATTAACAATAGATGAAATAAATGAAATAGAAAATAAATTAAATATAAATATAAAAAATACACTTAACGAATTAATGGCTGAAGGAGAAAAAACTATAAAAACTATAGAAGCGGTTGATTTATATAAAGAGCCAAAGAAAGTTGAACCTATAAAATCAGAAGAGCCAAAAAAAGAAATAACAAATCTTAAATTAGCAAAAATGGAAGAGTTTATAAATGATACTGAAAATTATTTAAATAAAAAATCAACAAGAAGCTTTAGTGCCTTCATGAAAAAATATAATGATAGAACTTTTATAAAATCAATTATAAATGCTCAAGAGTTTAGCGACTTTTACCCAACATCTCAAAAATGCTTATCAAATTATAATAGATACCTTGAAAATTTTGATAAAGATGATGTAATTTTAGAACCAACCGCGGGTTTAGGCTCAATTGTTTTATGGTTATTAAAAAATAATGTTAAAAGTAAAATAATTGCAACAGATTATGACCCTAATATTAACGAATATTTAAAAGAAAGTTTTGACGGAATAAATCAAGTTAGAATATTAGACCACGCTAAAAGTGATTATTTAGATATGAAAAATGATTATTATAAATATAATCCATCTATTATATTTTTAAATCCTCCGTTTAGTAATAAAAATGATAAAAAATATTACTTAAACTTTTTATTTAAAGCTCTATATGATTTAAATAAGAGTCAATCTTCTAGTTATGACCGCCAATTATTTTTTATATCTCCAAAATTAACAGACAAAAATGAAAAGAATGACCAAACAATTAATTTTGATGATGTTGTTATTAGTAAAAATAAAAAGACAGAAATTAAAAAAATGTTAAATATTAATGAAGAACAATGGGAAGAACTAATACCCGACCAAATGATAAAAGTTAATACATGTAATGATTTTGGCGGAACTAAAATAGAAGGGGTTTTGTACCATATAATTAATGTTGGTTATACTAAAAAACCTACAGAGGGCGGTTCTTGTTGTATGTGTCATGTTAAACATATTGTAAGAGGTGGAGCTATAGAAGCAAGAAAAATTGAAAGTTTTGATGATTTCAAGACTACAGAACTTAGAAAAATAGCGTCTATATTTAATAAATTTTTTAAGATAAAATTAACTAAATTAAAAAGAGATGAAATTTTAAATGAATTAAAAAAATATTTGATACTTGCCGAAAATGGTTCAATTTATGTAAATGAAGATGATTTATTTTTTAGTTTAAAACCTAAAGAAGTAATTAAAGAAATAGAAAATAAAAAACAAATTAATAAACTAAAAAAAGAAGCAAAACCAAAAACACGGCGGGACATATTAATGAAAGAAAAAATAGGCGATTTAAAATCTTTATTAATTAGTTTAGGCGGTGATCCAACATATAAATTAAATGGTAGAATTACACAATTACCAAAAAGAAGTGTAATTGATGAAATTTTAATACAAGAACTTAAAAAAAAAAAAATGAAAATTTAGAAAAATCAGATGAGGTAAAAATAGATTATAAATATTATTTATTTAATACCGATAATTTATTAAAAAAATCAAATAATATTAAATCAATAAATAATATAATTTATAAAAATAGTAATGATAATAATTTAGTATTGTTGACATTAGAAAAAACGAATTGGACGCCCGAAACTATCGTTCCAATAAATATGTTAGGCGGTCCTATTAAAATTTTATTTAATTTTGTAAATAATGAAGAAGACAAAAGAAATGTTTTTAAATTATTTTTAGATAATAAATATTTAAAAAAAAATAATATAAATGATGATGATTTATTTAAAGTCGCACAACTTGCTATAAAAGACAAATTGGAAAAAAGACTTTTAGCGCCGAAACTAATTAGTGATTTATTTTAATTAATAAATTTGTTGGTATAAAATAACAAAAATTTAGGGTATCGACGATACCTTCTCTACCATTTCTTTTAAATTTTTTCATTTCAAATTTATCAAATATTTCTTTATTATATTCAATATAATAAACACCGTCTAAATAAATAAAAACAATATATAATTTAGAATCATTATTTTTATTTATTATATTGTTGAATTCTTCTATTTTATGTACGTTAAAAATTGCAGTTGGGTATTGATTATGTTTAATACGGCGACTTTTCATTTCTAAATATTTTTTATCATCACTATAAAAATCTAATAAAGAATAATCTGAATCATATTTTTTAAAAGTAGTTTTAAAATAATTAGATAATAAATTTAAATATTGCATTTCATTATTTAGACCGTAAAATTTATCTTCTGTATAAGACATATAATAAACATTAGAAAAAACTAAACATTTTTACAGTAAATAAACTAAACCTATTATTGGTGTAGGATTTTGCAAGACGTTTGTGAAAGTTGATATTGTGGGTAGTTCTTATGAAAACAAACCCAACGAGATTTTATATTTTTTAACGCTTTTATTTCGTCTTTTTCCATACCTAAATAATGAATAAGTAAATGTTTTAGAGCATTGAAAGAAGATGATTGAGGATATAAAATATAGTGCGTCGCCTCGTTTAATAATAATCTAGTTTTTGAATAATTGCTGATGTGATGCGTACATAAAATTAAATTAGTTGATGTATGTCTTCCAGTAATACAAATATCTGTGATGGTTTCGTTCACGATTTTTCCTAATTTGCCCGTTATGCCGTCGTAATCATCGAAGATTACTAGACAATTTCTAAACTCTTCTATTTTTGGTGGATCATCTAAAAAAGTGTCTATGTTTATTCTTTTGATAAATGTCAAACTATCTAATGTAGAATCTTCTGTTAATTTAGAAATTAGATAAACTTCATTATTAGGATGTAAAAGCTTGTAATTTTTGCTGATTTCTGCTGCTACGTAGCTCTTTCCGCTACCAGACGCACCTGCAATGTAATAAACATTTCTTTTGTCTTCTTCTGATGGTGGTACTATCTGAAATTTATCTCCAACCGGTAAATTAACTTCTTTTAATTGTTGAATTTTTTTTGTTGGGTCTTCTTCTGTATGTAAATATAATATACCCTCTGTCGAACCGCTTTTATTTTTTACAACTGCTATCGCCGTACAATCTTTTTTTTTCTCTATAAAATTTAAATATACCATTATATATTATATATTATATATTTTATATTTTAGTAAATATTTTTTTGTATTTAAATTTAATATTTTAGATAGTATAGATTTTATTTTATCTAATTTTAATAAATAAAATTTTGTATCAATCTTATTTTTTGTAAGTAAATTATTAATAGTAGATAATATTTTGCTTCTTAATGGGTCGCTTAAAATATCTACATTAGATAGACGCGGTTTAAATAAATCTATTTCAAATTGAATTCTTTTCGTTGGTAGTACGTCATTATTTTCTATTAAATATTCTAAAGTTTCAATATCTGAAATGATAGAACTTAAAATCCCTAGATTACTATTAAATAAATCTTCTAATAAGTATAATTTATTGTCATCTGTTGCTCTATATAATGCGGCTATTCTTTTTGACATTTTATAATAATTACCATCTATACTTAATTTTTTAATAGCTTCTTTTAATGTTTCTATATGATCTTCAAAAGGTTTATTAATAGGTTTATTATTTATTATTAATTCATATACAATACTTAAATCCGAAAATTTATTATTTTCAGTTAATGCAATAACATCCAATTTAAAAAATGAATCATTATTTAATGCATCAACTAAATAATACCGACTATTTAAAATTATTTTATACCCTTTTAAAATTTCTTTTGGTTTCCATCTTATAATATGGTATTTTAACAAGTCTTCTAAAATTAAATATGTTTCTTTTGATATTTTGACTTTTAATATTCTATTTATAGAATTATAATCATTTTTTTCAACTAACCCTAATTTATAAATATAGTCTAATTTATTTTTTGATTCTGCATAAGAATATTTTTCAAATGTATCAGAAAGAACGCGGAAATTGTCAATGACTCCCGCTTTAATATCTCCAATATAAGTTAAATTAGAATTTAATAAACTAATAATAATTTTTTGAAATTTTTTGACTACATTATTAAAAGACCTAGAAGAGACTGTTTCGAATAAATCAAAATCATTACTATTAAATATATTTCTTTTTGATTTTGTGCCATAAAGTTTTACATTTTTCCCATTGCTAAAGCTCATTTTTTTTATTGTGTCTAAAACATCATTTGAAAATTCATTTATTTCAATACTCATTTATATAATTTATATTATATATTATATTATATAATATAAATGATTAATAATAATGATTGGAATGAAAAAATAGAATTGGTACTTAATAATATAAGAATCAATTCAATTTATTTGAGTACTAAGTATAAGACAAGATATTTTTCTTTATCTAATTCAATAAAATTTTATAGGTTGCCAGTAATTATTTTAAGTGGTATAAACTCGATTGTTTCGGTTGGTTTAGAAAAATATATAGTTCAATCTGCCCTATCTTTAACAACTTCATTAATTTCTTTATTATGTTCTATAATTGGTTCTATTGAAATATATTTAAAAATCAATGCAAGAATGGAAACCGATTTAATAAGTTATACTCAATTTTATTTATTAAGTGTAGAAATTTATAAAACGTTGCAATTATCTAGAGAGAACCGGTACGTTCCCGCTAAAGAATACTTAGAAAAAATATTTAATGAATATACAAAATTAATTGAGTCGTCAAATCCATTAGAGACGGCAATAATAGATAAATTATTACCTATTGATTTTAACACTATACAAAATAATAATATTTTAGGTATAACCCATACAGCAGAACAAGATAATATTTAAGCAAAGGGTGGTCCCTTTGCTTTAGACATAAACATAAAAAATAGTTTCGCCTTCTTCATTAAAATAACTTGAAACATTATCTTTTTTAGTTCTATAAGTGGTGCTCAAATCAATAGGTTCGTTTATTAACCATTTATGTTCTTCGCATCCGGGGTGATGGTCGGTTATATATTCTGATTTAACGTACACAACATAATAAAAACATTTGGTTTCTTTTATGATATATACGGGTTTTCTTACAATACGTTTATCTTTATAATCATACTTAACTGCTAGTTTATATTCTGAGTTGTTATTCGCCATTTAATACTTATTAGAATTATTTCTTTAAGTAGTTTTTATTGTTTTTATCTTCCGTTATCGTCGGTATGATTAAACTCTTTATTTAATTCATACTTTGAACCATCTTTAAAAAAATAGTCTTGCATTATATTATTTTTTGAAATTCTTAAAGGTTTCCATAAATAATTAACATCTTCTTCTTCTTC